TGCCTAGTCGTTTTGCGTCAGGTAAGTATGCGATTGCAGAGTGTGACCGCTGCGGGCAGAGGTTTAAGCTCAAGGAACTTAGAAAACAGGTTCTCAAGACGAAGATATACAACGTCAAAGTTTGTGCTTCGTGCTGGGACCCAGATCAGCCGCAGTTGCAGCTGGGCATGTATCCAGTCAATGATCCGCAGGCTGTGCGTGAACCGCGTCCCGATGTAAGCTACGCGGTATCAGGGCTTTTGGTAGATGGCTATCCGGGTGAGGGAAGTCGTGTTATCCAGTGGGGATGGAACCCGGTCGGCGGGTCTAGATTTTTTGATGATGCGCTGACGCCAAATCTCTTGGCTTTAGGCGTACAAATTGGTACAGTTACGGTTACCACTTAAGGGGTGAATAAATGGCTACTTTTAGCAAGAAAATTGGCGGTAAAGAGGTAGGTCAAGCTAGTGTGTACGCGAAGCCTCACACAATGAGTGGCGCGGCTACTAAAGCTGGTTTGCCTACTAAGACTGGCGCGGCTGTGATGGACAGTACAAACATCTCCGTTGCTGGCATAAGCAAGGGCAACTACCCTCCAGAGAACCGTCACGGCGAACAAACCATGCGCGGATACGGTGCTGCGACCAAGGGCATTAAAACTCGCGGTCCTATGGCTTGAGGTGACGGATGAACTATACCGAGTTGACAGATGCTATCTGCGATTACACGCAGAACTTTGATACTGACTTTGTTAGCAACATTCCGGTGTTTGTTGAACAGGCGGAGCAGCGCATCTACAACACGGTGCAGTTCCCTTCGATTCGCAAGAATCAGTACTCCGCGATAACAGCGAACAACAAGTACGTGTCTCTACCAAATGACTTTTTGGCTGTGTACTCGTTAGCTTTGATAACAGGCGCTACTGGCGCAAACTTAGACACGGGCACGTACGAGTATTTGCTCAACAAGGACGCAAACTTTATCCGCCAAGCGTATCCAACGCCAAATTCTACGGGCGAGCCAAAATACTATGCTTTGTTTGGGCCAACAATTCTTAACGCAACGATTACAAACGAGTTGTCACTCATCCTCGGCCCAACGCCTGATGCTACGTACTACGTGGAATTGCACTATTACTACTATCCTGAGTCGATTGTTACCGCAAGCACGACATGGCTAGGCGACAACTTCGATACAGTGCTGCTGTATGGCAGCTTGGTTGAGGCGTACACGTTCATGAAGGGCGAGACTGACATGCTGGCTTTGTATGACGGAAAGTACAAAGAAGCGTTGATGCTGGCTAAACGTCTGGGTGATGGTATGGAGCGTCAAGACGCATACCGATCTGGTCAATATAGACAGGCAGTCACATGACCATAGCTCAGACATCTACGACCAGCTTCAAGGTAGAACTGCTGCAGGCGGTTCACAACTTTGGTCCAACGTCGCCCAACACTTTCAAGATTGCGCTGTACACAGCAGCAGCAAATATTGGCCCCGCTACGACTGTCTACACAACAGACGCAGAGGTGGTTGGCACGGGCTATACGGCAGGGGGCAACACGCTTGTCATCTCTCCGAGCCCGACTTCAGGAGATAATAACCTAAGCGTGCCTACTGCCTACGTCAGCTTCTCCAATACGTCTTGGGCCAATTCATCGCTCACGGCTCGTGGCGCTTTGATCTACAACAGCACGCAGGGTAACAAGTCCGTGGCGGTGCTGGATTTTGGTGCGGATAAGACTACAGTCAACGCTACGTTTTTAATCACCTTCCCCGCTGCCTACGCTTCCAGCGCAATTGTGCGAATTTCATAAGGACCAACATGCTTGTAACCACAACCAAAGGCGAAATGGACGATTCGTTGCTTGAAAAGCGAGAGGGCAACGTGGATAATGACAACGAAACCACAACGTGGGTTGAGTACTGGTTGGACGGAGAACTTGTACACCGATCCGCGCATGTTCGACTGAAGAAAACCGTAACGCTCACTAGCTCAGTGGCATCTTTTTAAGGAAATATCATGGCCAATACCCAATCAATGTGCACTTCTTTTATGGAACAACTTATGCTCGGCGAGCATCAGCTTGGTGCTGCAACGCTTACCTCACGCGGTAGCTTGACTGCTCCCACTACAGATACGCTCAAAGCGGCGCTGTATTTGGCATCAGCAACAATGAACGCTTCTGCTACTGCTTACACGGCAACCAACGAAGTGTCCGGTACGGGCTACACGGCTGGCGGCGTCACGGTAACAAATGCCACGGCTCCAACATCGACCAACTCGTCCGCAACTGCGGGTGTGGCGTTCTTCACGCCTTCAGCTTCGATTGTCTATACCACAGTGACACTTTCTACGGCTTTTGACGCTGTGTTGTTGTACAACTCGACTCAGAGCAACAAAGCTATTAGTGTCCACACGTTTGGCTCCCAAACCATCACGGCTGGCACGTTCACATTGACGATGCCTGCCAACTCAACTTCGGCTGCGTTAATTCGCTTGGCAACAACCTAAGCGGAGGCGGCGTAAGCCGTAGACCATGTTTGGTATATCCGCATTCGCAGAGGCCCCGTTTGCTGCGCTTGACAAACTTGTAGTCGCCGCCGCCCTGACGGGCGTGTCTGCGTCTGGGGATGTTGGGTTTGTAACAGAAGACAGCGCTGTTGCTTTGTCAGGTGTAGCGGCATCCGGCCTTGTTGGAGGGGTGATCTATAACGAGTCAGACGCAGTACTTACCGCTGTAGCCTCGGGGTTCGTTGGTACTGTAGCCCCGGCTCTCACTGTTGCTCTTACGGGTGTAGCTGCATCTGGACAAGTCGGGTCTATTGAACGGCTCGTGAGTGAGTCTCTAACAGGCGTAGCTGCATCAGGAGCGGTTGGGTCTGTTGGAGCGCAGCGTTCGATTGCCCTAACGGGTGTAGTGGCTGACGGCATTGTTAACGGCGTTGGCGTACCTCTGTCTGGTGTACCGGCTTCAGGCGTCGTGGGGTCTGTAACTCCAAGCCAATCTGTAGCGTTGTCTGGTGTAACGGGGTCTGGTGAAGTTGGTACAGTAAGCCCCAGCATTACCAAGGCACTGACGGGGGTAGCGGCTTCCGGAGCGGTCAGTACAATGCCACCGGGCAAAGAATTTGCGCTAACAAGTACCTCGGCAGCAGGAAGTGTTGGTACCGTTGGGCTTGCTACAAGGTCTCTAGCTTTGTCCGGGGTTCAAGCTTCAGGCGCGGCTGGAAATGTAATCGCCGTTTATTGGATTCTGGTAAATAATGCGGAAACATCCAACTGGGCGTTGGTTGAAACGGATTAAGGACATATATGGCACTCGTACTTGCGGATCGCGTAAAAGAAACAACCACCACGACGGGTACTGGAACAGTGACGCTTCTTGGTGCAGCACCGGGGTTTCAGTCTTTCGCGGTGATTGGTAACTCCAATACCACCTACTACACGATTGCCGGTCAAACCACATCTGAGTGGGAAGTCGGGATTGGTACGTACACCGCTTCGGGCACAACCTTAGCCAGAACAACGGTGCTGTCAAACAGCGCAGGTACACAACCAACCGCGCTTACATTTTCAGCAGGCACAAAAGACGTATTTGTTACCTACCCTTCCAGCAAATCAGTCAATCTTGACGCCTCTGGGAATGCTACCGCTCTGGGAACACCTGCGTCGTTCGTTGGAACAAATATTACAGGCACTGCTTCGGGCTTAACCGCTGGCAATGTTACGACCAACGCCAACTTGACAGGCGATGTAACCTCGGTGGGCAATGCAACAAGTATTGCTGCCGGGGTGATTGTCGATGCAGACATTAACGCATCAGCCGCTATTGTTGATACAAAGCTGGCGACAATTTCTACGGCGTCAAAAGTCAGCAATTCAGCTACTACAGCAACATCAGCAAACACCGCCAGCGCAATCGTTGCGCGTGATGCAAGTGGGAACTTTACAGCCGGTACGATTACAGCTTCTTTGACGGGCAACGCATCTGGTTCAGCAGCTACGTTTACTAGCACTTCACAGAACTCACAGTTCAATTCAATTGGTGTAGGTACAGCGGCATCCACCACAGCAGGTGAAATTCGTGCAACCAACAACATCACAGCCTACTACTCGGACGACCGTTTTAAGACTAACCTCGGCAACATACCTGATGCGCTGGCTAAAGTTCTGACGCTCAACGGCTTCTATTACGAAGCCAACGAGCTTGCACAGTCTTTTGGTTACGAGAAGATTTTGGAAGTTGGTGTATCCGCGCAGCAAGTTCAAGCAGTTCAGCCGGAAGTTGTGGTTCCAGCCCCAATTGACGAGAATTACTTGACTGTTCGCTACGAGCGCTTGGTACCCCTGTTGATTGAGGCCATTAAAGAACTGAACGCCAAGGTCACCGCGCTAGAGCAAGTCGTGGCAAAATCAACGCAAGGATAATCATGGCAAGCACCTACTCCTCCTCACTGCGAATTGAGCTGATTGGCGCTGGCGAACAAGCCGGTACGTGGAATACCACGACCAACTCTAACCTCGGCACACTCATTGAGTCGGCTATTGCTGGGTATGTGTCGGTGTCCGTTACCTCGGCCAACCAAGCCTTCACTGCGCTGGACGGTGCGCCTGACCAAGCGCGAAATGCTGTCATTGCACTGACTACCACGACCACCGCCAACTTTGCCGTCTACGCTCCCCCGCAGGAGAAGACATACATCATCTACAACACGACTGCCTACACAGCGACGATCTACAACTCCACGGTGCTGGGCAACACAACCGCAGCGGGTGCAGGCATCGCAGTCCCAGCAGGTAAGAAGCTGGTTGTTTTTAGTGACGCAACGAATTTCTACACCGTCGAAGCCGCCAACCTGACCGGGGTTCTGGCAGTTGTCAACGGCGGCACGGGCGTAACTACTTCTACCGGCACAGGCAACACCGTCCTGAGCACCAGCCCGACATTAGTCACACCCATTCTTGGAACCCCTACATCCGGCACACTGGACAACTGCACAAGCAACACCGAGACATTAGGTACAAACAACACACAGCTTGCAACCACGGCGTTTGTTCAGGCAGCGCTTCAGGCACTGCACCCTGTTGGGTCTATCTACACGGCCGTTATATCTACCAATCCCGGTACACTGTTTGGCTTTGGCACTTGGACAGCCTTCGGCGCTGGCCGCGTCATGGTCGGCCTTGATGCTGGCAACGTCCTGTTTGACACGGCTGAAGAAACTGGCGGCGCTGCGGATGCTACATTGCCAAGCCACACGCACACGGCAACATCAACTGTTACTGATTCGGGGCATACCCATCAAGTCCAAGGCGGTACAGGTTTTGGCGTTCCAGCTGGGGGTGGGGTGGTTGCGGTAAACAACGCTACTGGCGGAATTGCTGCAACAACTGTATCGGCGGTTACAGGCATCACAGTCGCCACAACGAATGCTTCCGCTGGCACAAGCGGCACAAACGCCAACTACCAGCCCTACATCACTGTATATATGTGGAAACGGACTGTGTAAATTGTGGACTTCCTGCCACTGCCACCGTTTACAAAACGCCGTAAGGAGCGAACATGACGCTACCAGTCGTACCCGGCAATTCGATGTCGTTCTCTCAGATCAACACTGAGTTGAGCTTGTCTTCAACCGCAACCATTTCTCTGAATGATGCCGCTGTTCGTACCTTAGCGGGTGTTGGTGCAAGCCCCGCAACGATTGCCATTACCAATTTAAGCGGCAAATCAAACGAATTTGCATTCACTATTTCATCTAACCAGACAAACGCCAATCTTAGAACACTTGCACTTGCTGCGGGTTGGCCCGGAACAGCTAGAGTTGTTGCCACAATTAACGCGGGTATATATTGCAGCGCCAACAGCACCGGCACGCCCGGACTCACTGTTAACGGCTCCTTTCCGAATGGGGTGACGCTGGTGAACAACGGGTTTATCGTTGGGATGGGCGGCGCTGGAGGTGTGGGCGGTTCGTATCCGAGCGAATACAGCCCCCAAGTAGGCGGCACTGGCAATGCCGGTGGTCTTGCTTTAAGCGTTTCATCTGCCATCACAATTAACAATGTAGGGACGATTGGGGGAGGTGGCGGTGGCGGTGGCGGTGGTGGCGCTGCATATGCACGCAACGATTACAGCGGTGAAGTTGCAAGTTCTTCTGGCTCTGGTGGCGGCGGCGGGAGATCAGGCCAAACTAATAGCTCTGGCGGCGCGGCGGGGACTTCTCTTAGCGGTGTCGGTCGCACTGTCACGATTGGTAATGCTGGTGGCGCAGGTTCGGCATCTGCCGCTGCTGGCACAACTTCACGCCCCTCCACTGCGTCAAGAGCGGGCGGAACAGCACAGGGCGGCTCTGGCGGGGCTGGCGGTAATTGGGGAACAAGCGGCTCTGGTGGTGGTACGTCCTCCGCATCAGGCGATAACTCTGGATCCCGTGCCGGTGGAAGTGCTGGAGGAGCTGGTGGTGCAATTACAGGAAATAGCAACATTACTTATACTGCAACAGGAACACGATTAGGATCAATCACATGAGCATTACTTACACCTACACCATCTTCTCTGTTGACGAGGCCGCTCGCTGCATGGAAGTCATCTACTCAGCAGAGGGGCATCAAACCATGCACATCGGCGCACGATTGCCTTTTGAAGGCGAGCCGTTGGAGGCGGTTATCAAAGCATTTGCACCTGTTCCCCTGTGGCTTTCGTTGGTGACCCCAGTCGTTGCGCCAGCAGTCGGCACATCTGGCACAGTTGTGCCTGATCCTGATTCTGTCTTTGAGACTGTCCCGACAGCATCAACCATCCCAGTAACGGAACTTTGAGCGTGCAGCCGTTTTACCCACCAATATGCCTGAATAACGTGGAGAGAGAGGTTCTTTCTAGTTGGATTGGAAGCCATCACATGACGCCAATCTTTCGGGATGCCAACATGGGTGGGCGCCGGGTAACTACGCGCTACACAAATTCTGACGTATTTGAGTTCCCCTCCGTTGCATATGAAGTTCGTGAGCGGGTGGCGCAAGAACTTGGGTTTAATGGTGCGGCGCTGCCTTATTTTAAGGACGGCATGGTTGCAAGTTACGCCCTTCCCGGCGATGACTGCTATGAGCATCTTGACCCGCGCTGGCACAATGGCCTGTTCACCGTTCATTGCAATGTCATTGTTTTGTCTCCTGAGCAAGGGGGAGAGCTGTTGGCCTGTGGGAAAACATATGAAATGCCCCAAGGAAAATTTATTTGCTACCCCGTGTCTGAGCTTGCTCACGCAACAAGTTTGATAGTTGGAAATAAGCCGCGATTGATGTGGGTTTTTGGATTTTGCGTCACGCCACAGGCGTTTGATAAGGCGGCGAGGACTTACCAATGAATAAGCCCAACATCCAACTTGGCTGCGTAGCAAACCTGTTTTGTCGCATGATGCACTTTGATAAAGCTGGCGACATTGAGCACGGGCACACCCACGCCTTCGACCACTTGACGTTGCTAGCGGCAGGTTCACTGAAGGTAGAAGTCGAGGGCCGGGAGACGGTATTCACCGCTCCACACATGATCTACATTAAGGCCGACAAGAACCACGAGTTGGTTGCCCTTGAGGACAACACCGTTGCCTACTGCATCCACGCATTACGTAATACGGACAACAACGACATTCTTGACCCCACAATGATCCCTGCTGGTGTTTTACCTATGGCTATTGCTGGGCCTATTTTGGCTACGTAGAGTATGTATGGACGCCCTGCCACCTTCACCGCCAGTGGCACAAGCCCCCGCGCCCGTATTTGAGTGCGTGAGGTGGAGTTGGTCGTCTGACCGCAAAGATGTCTGGTGCTTGAAGTGGCGTGAAAAAGGCAGGCCTGAACCCAAGAAAGTAGCGGAGGACGAAAGTGATTGATCCACTAACGGCGCTAGCAGGTATACAGGCAGCGGTTGCGCTCATAAAGAAGGTCAGCAAGACTGTTGACGATGTGTCTTCGCTCGGCCCCGTTTTGGGCAAGTACTTCGATGCAAAGTCCACAGCTACCAAAGCCGTTGTTCAGGCTAAGAAGTCCAAGTCCTCAATGGGCACTGCCATCCAGATTGAGATGGCGCTGG